TATTTGTTGATATCGCAGACTGGTTGGACACCGCTTGACCACTAGCATAAGTAGCTATTCCAGAACTAGAAATCAAAGACGTGGCGGTTCCAGAAGCTGTTAGCAGCGCAGTAATATTACTTTGATTGGATATTGTCTGACCAGAACTGTATATAGCTATACCAGAAACGTATGTATCATTACCAGCAGTAATCTGAGTAGTTCCATCGCTAAACTTTAAACCGCCTGAGCCAAGATTGATCCTTCGATTCCCGCTATCATAAATAATATTGGTATCCTGAGCGATGCTTTTATCGAGACCGAAAAACGCTATACCGCTAGGAACGCCAGAAGGAGCAGAAACTTGAGAACCGTTAAAGTAAAGCGAACCGGCGTTATTATATAATTTATTAGAAGTTGAATCAGGAGTAACGCTGTCTATTTGGACACCGTTTCCGCTTGCCACAATACCATTAGCGGAAAAAACCCCGTCCCTATTCACAGAAGCAAGAATACCATCCGAACTAGTTATCCAATTAGTTAAATTAGAAGCCTGCGCAGCTGCGGACTTTACAACAAAACCGACATCATTTGCAGAATTTATACCAATAAAAACCGTATCGGAAAGAGTTACATCAGAAGCACCAATAGCAATCCTCTTACTGCTAAAATCACCCTTTATTAGAGTTCCGTTAGCACTAGGAGAATTGTTGCCCACGAATAAAAAATTAGAACTAGAGTTAGAAGCACCAGCAGAATCTCCTATATAAACACAGTTTGCTCCAGAACTACTTTTTCCTGCGTCAACCCCTATTCCTACGGAATTGTTGGAAGACGTAGAAGAAGCACCGGCGCCCTTTCCTATCCAAACAGAAGATTCTCCCGCCCCGCTATATCCAGCGCGATACCCCAAGCACACAGCATAATCTTCTTCTGTATTAAAACCCGCCTGATAGCCAAAAGAAGCGGAATAACTACCAACGTTGTTTCCAGCCTGATACCCAACTACTGTAACGCCAATTTCATAAGAAGACGAACCGGCCTCGCAGCCAACAACAGTAGAGTTTTGACGTAAAAGATCTCCAGCACTGTAACCTATAGCGACAGAATTATACGTAGAAGTAGAACCTGATAAGTCCGTAGGACCAGAGTTAGATCCAACATAAACGTTTCTAGAACCAGTCTTATTTACAGTGGAGGACTCTGAGCCTATGACGACATTATGGTTAGCTGCCGTGATACCACTAGCGGCTCCGTATCCAATTAAGATATTACTAGAATTAGTAGCCCCAGTCATATCCCCTATAGATAAAGACTTATTGGTAACATTTAAATCAAAAACAGTATTTTGAGTAGGAGTACCGCTTAAAGCAACATCCGTAAGCTCTACGATCTTGGGTCCGGTAAGAGAATTTCCAGAAGCGAACTTAATACCAGAAGCCCCAAGAACAAATTGACCATCTTCATTGTTATAAACAGCTTTTTCTGCTGGGTATGTTATAAAAACAACGCCACTTCCGCCAAGAGTTATTTTATTACCAGAATTAGAACTAGATAAAACTGTTGTTCTTTCTAGATTGTTTGACCCATAAGTACCAATACCAACTTCAAACTTGTCGTTTTCTTCTAGCGAATAGTAGGTGATGTCTCCACTGGTCAAAACGTCACTAAATCTCTGGAACCCCGCAGGACTACCGTTTAAAGACAAACCACCAACACCAGTACTAGATGTATTCTCCCTGACTCTATCGCCTATTTTTAATGCCATAAAGACATACCTCCAATATAGAAATGTTGATGTTTAGTTGGGGTCTGTAATGTTTGGAGGCGTCGGTTGCGGAAGGCTTTGTTTTTCCAGCATGAGTTCGTATGCGATAGTGTTTTCCATTAAGAAGTCTATCGTTTTCCTGTTCGCAAACTGAGACTGAGTTTCAGGGTTTGGTATAGTTTCAGGATTTAATTGAGAACTAGAAGGTATAGACGGATCAAAATTTGGATTTTTAACCTGAGTCTCGTATCCATAATTACCACACATAGCAGTAATAACCCTTTCAACATCCTCATCTGAAATATTGACTGAAAAAACTGCCATTCCTATCTCCTCGCACTGAAGTTTATTGTTTTGTTTATTTTTAAACCGTGATCCTGCTGTTTATTTATATTTAGAGAGTGGTCTATTTGTGTGTTTATTTGTAGTGGAAACTTTAATACATCTTTATTAAAATATAAAACAACAAGCCCACCACCATATGGGTCTGTTCTCACTAAGCCATCGTCTGCAACGGCAGCTTCAGAAAAAGCACTAAAACCAAACATAAAAACCTCCATGACTATATACACAAAACACGGTACATAATAAAAAAAAGCCGCCCAAAATGAACGACTTTCTTTTTTTGTTTAATATTAAGCTTTTAAGTGACCCAAAACTAGAATGAGCCAGCCAAAACTCTACGGTTATCAAGTACGCCGAATCCGATTTCAGCCCAGCCGTAGTAACCTTGACGCTGATGACGATGAAGAGCTTCGTCTTCAAAGATTTCAACAGTCTTTTTGACAGGCATCACAAAGCTATCGTTAGCGCCTTGATCAAGACCAATCACAAGCTCAACATCGGAGCTAGCAAGTGAGCCACCAAGATCGCTAGTGAAGTAAGTTTGATACTCTTGACCATCACCGAACTCAAAGACATCATGCAAATTGACACCAAAGATTCTAGTCAGAGCCGGACCTTCGTCGTTGGCAACATAGATTTCTCTACGGCTAACTTCGTCAAGTTGATCAATACCCCAGTTGCGGATATCTTCGATAGCCTCTGGAGAAAGATAAAGATCACTTAAACGACCCGGAGCAGTAACACTATTACCACCACCGTTACGACGCATAACAGTTTTCATTAAGCTAACAAGACGCTTAGTGAATTGACCAGCAGCAGCATCAGCATCAAATACCAAGATGTTACGGTCAACTGCGGAAGCCAAAAGTGTGTGCCATCCGTCATCGTTAATTTTCTTAACAAACGAAGACTCAAGCACCTGCATAGCTCGACCAACAACATTCCAGTTTGCCTCTCTAGCATATTTCAGCAGAAAGTCAATTGAACTCGAAATGCCGTAAGTATTAATCATGACATAGTCACTTTCTACATGCCGCTCAGGGATACGTCCGTTTCCGGGGTTTGTATAGGCGATATGCTCACCTTCGGTTCCGGGCGCTAAGAGATCCAATGGAAACTCTGGGCTTGCTCCCGGCTCAAGAGACATAGTCTCATAGATATTTGTAACAACGTCCCCAAAAAGAACACCCTCTCTAAGAGGTGTTTCAAGAGCTTTAGCAATTTCTCGCTGCGCCTGAACAGCAACAGCTTTGTCTGAGTCACCAGATCTTCTTAAAAGACTGATGAACTCTTCTGACGGTCTTTGTTTAGTAGACATATTATATTCTCCTTGATTAATTATTATTTGTTGGTATTTGGAAGGTCGATGTAAACTTTAGCATAGCCGTCTTCGTCTACACCACTCAAGAAGCGACCAACAATTCTACCATGACCATTAGTGTCGGTATCATCAGCAATCGTATCGCTAGTAGCGAGATTTCCACTGTGGGCCAAGAAAGCCGCGTTTCCTGCGCTCGGCGCAGTACCTTCCAAGTTGTTAGTTACAACATACCCCTTTTGGAGAAGTGTGACTTTTCCACCTTTCTGAACTTCGTCTTTATACTGGTTCAAATGTTGACGAGTAAGATCAATGTTGACCATATCGTTAACCAAAAGACCAACCGCGACCTTGCCAGAAGGTTGAGCAGCGTAAGTTACCAAGGCGGCGCCTTGGTCCATTGCGGCACCAGATCCGCCGGTACTTAGAGCGACAACGCCACCGCGCGTGGCAGCTTCATTCATGAAAAATGAAATATCGGTCTGAAGCGTACTTCTATCAGTTTTAAGAGCCATTATGAATCTCCTTTAAAAATTACTTATTTTGTTTAGGCACAGTTTGTAAAACAGAACCAAGCCACTCGCTCGCTACGCTGCGAAGAGATTCCGCTGGATCTTCTTGTTCGTCTAATTCCGCGATAGCGACTTCCTCTACCGGTTCTACTTGATCAAGAGCTTCTTCGCCAGCTTCTGCGGAATCAACTTCCTCTTCTGCCTTTGCGTCTTTCTCTTCTTTCTCTTTTTTCTTCTTTTCAATTGCTTCCTTTAGCTCTGGAGGCATAGTGGCCTCTGCTTGCTTTTTAAGCATTGCGACGACTGCTTCAAAAGCTTCTTCACTAACTTCGTCGAAAGAATCTAAAGCTGCGGCAGTAGAGTCTGGATCAAGACCAGCACCTTCTAGTTGAGCCGTTCGCTTCATTTTCATAGCCTTCTTCTTCATTTCTTTCATCGCCTCTTCTTTTTCTTTAGCATCTTTTTCTTTAGCTACAATTGTTTCTTGAGCCTCTGTTAAAGATTGAGCAAGGGTTTCACATTCGCTCGATTTTTCATCGAGTTTAGCTTGTACCTCAGAAGCGATGCCTTCAAGCACTTGAATCTTAGACTCAAATTCTGCTTGCTGCTCCGCAACTACTTTTTCTTTTAAAACTTCATTAGCAGCTTTAGCCTCTGCTAACTCAGTGCGCAAATCGACGATTTGCTTATCTACTTCTGACATATCGTTCTCCTTAGTTGAAGATATAGTTAAAATTTGTGCCTCAGATTCGTTAAAAAATCTATTCCCTTCCAATATTACACTACGAGGATTAGCAGGTTTTGAAACTAAGCCTTTACCAGAGAACGATAAGTTTCTCAGAAGTCTGCCAACTCTGTAGTCTTCGTATTTTCCGCTTCCGCCATAAGACCGTAGGTGTTTAGTTAGAAAGGCAGAGCTTTCTTCTCTAGACACAACCCTAGTAGCGCCCTCCTTATCTACTAAAGCATAATCAAAATTAGGAAATAGACATTCCATAGAGACAAACCATTGCCCCTCTTCGATTTCAGCTAGTATTTTTTGTATTCTTTCTTTTTGCTCTACGTCACTCCACTCTTTGTAGATGACAGCAGTAGTCAATATATTAAATTCGGACGGAGGTTCTTGTTCTTGAGATATAGCGTTGCCTTCAAAATCAACAACACTATTGCCGGTTATATGACCAATTATATCTTTTTCATCGTGCATGAAGTTAAAAGGTTTGTCTTCTGGAGTAGATCTGGCCGCCCAAGTCTCTCTCGGATCAAACACATCATCATTCTTATTCCAGCCAGTACTAACCAACACAGACTCTAGATAAAATAAATCTATCTGATCTTTATTTTCAGAACTTTCAGAAGCCATGATTTTCATAGACTTTTGCTGTTCTTCGGATGGATTAAAACACTTAGCCACGCCACAGTAAGCTACACTATTCGTAGAGGATAGCAAATCGCCTAAACCATCTTGTATTTCTGATTCATATATCTTCATAAAAAAACCTCCGAAAACTTATACACAAAATTTTTCAATAATAGAATTTATTGCTAAAAATTAGCCATTTCACCGAATGTAGCAGAGTATATAAACTTAACTTCTGAGGTGTTTGGCTCTCTTTGATTACTATTTACAAAGTCTAACTTCTTAGCATTTGCCAAAGTATAAAATTCGTCAGAAGGCTTGGTTTTATTGTCTATTAACTGCTTTACCACATTTTCATCAATATGCATAAAGGGCTGCATACCAGTCAATATACAAAGTTTAAGATGCTCTAACTGGTCAACCTCAGCTTTATTTAAACTTCTGATATTCTTTTTATCAAAGTGAGCCAAGGCTATAGGGGATACTATTTCAGATATCTTTGCCTGAGCCTCCATAGCCCATAGGGTTTTTGAAGTAGCGTCAGAACTTCTGGGTAGAACCCTTTTCTGCTTTCTTTTTTGCGTATCTCTAGAAAATTTGGGTCTACCGTTATCTTGAATAGGTTTATTTTCGCTGTCTTTAGGGGCGTTGGAAGACGGGGGTTCTACGGCTGGGGGATCTGCGTATGGAACCCCAAGATTCTCAAGATACTCAGAATCTAAAATATCTTTTGTTAAAGCTATCTTAGCCATATCGTCCTTGTGCTGGGGGTTATGATAAGGCCCAGCTTTCTTTGGTGAAGTAGAATCGTTAGACCTTTCTCTCTCTTCTCTCCTGACTCTAACCTTTTCGATGCTAGGCATTTCTCTAAATCTTTCTAATAAAGTTTCTTGAGATATAATATCCCTATCTGCTAAGTCCATGAGTAATTTCTTTTGTGCAGCTTCGTCAGAAAGAATAATAGAGTCAAAATGTATTTCGGCAGGAAGTCTGAACCCCATAGCCTTTTGCACTATTTTAATCTCATGCCTCCAGAACTGGGATAAAACCTCTCTGCCGTACTCCAGTCTCTCTATAAGGGTTTTCAAAGAAACAAAGTTATTGCTGTATCCCCCACCACTAGAGGCTCCGGTTAAAGTAGGAGGAATCCCAAGACCAGCGTATATACTGGTTAATACGGGCTGGTACTTGTCTCCACCGAGGAACTTATAAACCTGAGACTGACTTTCTGTAAATTTAAGCTCTGGACCCCAAACAAGATCCATCGTGCCGCCGCCGACATTGCTAGCTAAAATATCTCTAAGCTTGTTTATAGCAGCTTTTGTGGGTATGATCTTATGGTCTAGATCTCCAACTGTCCATAGTCTAACGTTAGATATAGCGCCGTCAAGAGCCGCAACATCAGCGAGCTTCATCTTTTCCAGCATTATAATGTCATCCAGAATAGCATAAATCATAGGGTTTGCCCAAAGAAGCCAGTCGTCCTTCTTGTAGTAGAACATCTGTACGTTCTCTGGATCTAGTGGTATTTTCCTATC